GGCGGATGCGATGGTGAAACAGATTAGTGCGCTGCCTGATTTAGCGTTGACTGATGTGGCGTTGGAAGAATTTGGGTATACGGCTGAGCAGATTGTGCGTATTCGCTCTGAGATTCGGCGAGCTAAAGGGGTAGCGGCTCTTGATAAGGCGCTGTCTGACTTGGCTCAGGGTACTTCAAAGCCTACAGAGTTTATAGATGTTGGTGAGGATGAGGCGGTAAATGATGGATCGTACGCCGCTTGATAGGTTCACTGCTTCACAACAGCTACTTGTGGCAAAGGCTCAGGAGCGTCTTGCGGTAACGGCTAGCTTGTATTCAGGGAAGAGCACGGAGGAATTGCAGGCTATTCTTGCCCACCAGTATGGGAAGCTGGTTACGGAATATGGGGATGCGGTGGCTGCTGCGGCTGCGCGTATGTATGAAGAGCTGCGTCCACGGGAGCTTGGCGTGTTCAATGCCGAGGTTGCTGCCCAGTATTCTGATGTAGAGTTTGCTGCGCGTTTGCGTCAGGCAGCGAAAGGTAAAACTCAGGCATCGCTTGCGATGGGTTTGCAAAAAGACATTATGGATATGGGGCGCGAGACGATCGCGCATAATATGCGGCGTGATAAGAGTCGTGTGAAGTGGGCGCGTGTGCCGAGAGGTAAAACATGTGCGTGGTGTACGATGTTGGCGTCTCGTGGCTGGGTGTATGCGTCTGAGGTATCGGCTGGCGGGCGTGGGCATGAGTATCATGCGAGCTGTGATTGTATGATTGTGCCGAGCTGGGAGCATGGTACGCCAAAGCTTAAGGGGTATGATTCTGCACGGTTGAACGAGCAGTATCAGACGGCACGAAAAGCAGCGAAGAGTGGGGATCCTCGGAAGATTGCTGCGAAAATGCGGGAGTTGTTTCCTGACGAATGCACGGACGGGCACATCCCTGAAGATCAGAAACAAAAACCGGGTCCGAAAGCTGCCCCTAGTTGGTTGAATGCTAGGAATAACAGCAAGATTCTAGACGGTGTTATTTCAGTGAACTCTGATGGTATAGCTGTTCTTCATGGCGGGCATGTTTTTGGGAAAGGATGGCACGAAAAAACGGAATTTCCTGAATCGTGGGATCGGAAAATGATTATAAAGGCTGTGAAAGATACTTGGTTAAACCCAGATCAAGAACGAATCAGCGGCGATCGAAGAAGGGTTCGAAAAATAATTAATGGCGTATTGATTGAGGTTTCTGCCTATGGGGAAGATTATTCAAACTTTCGTGCGGCTTTCCCGGTTGCAGGAAATATGGTTTTTGAGAATACTATTAATGGTAGGATAGCAAGAGAAATTGATGAATCTTGGGAGGTATCATGGGTATGAAAATGAGTTTTCAGTCTCTGGTCACGCAGTACGATGCACTATTTTTTGCTGCTCTCTCTCCTAGTGCTCAAGGTTTTATAAAAAGTGATCGTCTAGAAGTTGATCCTTTTATGGAGATTGATGATTTTCTTCAGTTCACGTTACTAGAGAACGTTAAAGTTCCCTCTGATCTTCTTCAAGAAACACGGCGTCATGTTGAGGCTGGTTGGGATCCTGAGATTAAGGATCGCACTTTGCGATGGATAGAAAAACATATCGCTGCAACTAACGAAAAATAAACCCAGTTTAAGAGGAAGAGACCTCCCGCCGAGCGTTCAAGCGGCTTATTATTTCAAAGCTGGCTCGGGTTGAGGTCTCTTCACGAGAAATTATAGCAGATGTAAAGCGTTGCCGATTGAGATTACTTTGTGGAACAATCACAGGCGTTAGCGTGTGAAATGGAAGCGAAACGATGTAACGCCGCCAGCTTGTTGTTTAATTAACGCATTGAAAATTTTTATAGTCTTCCTGCACCTTTGTGGTGCGGTTTTTGTTGCACCCCACACAAACCTTGTGTGGGGTTTTCTTGTGTGTGCTGCGAGAGCACTACACCATATGTTCCGCGATGGAAAGAAAGAGAAGGAAAACACTCATGCCAATTATTGATACTACTGATACTTCTGCGGTCGAAGATGTACAGGGCGCGACGCCTGAAGCTCATGTCGATGCACAGAACGATACCCTTGGTGATAAGGGCTTGAAAGCGTTACATGAGGAGCGTGCTGCCCGTAAAGCCTCTGACAAGCGTGTTGCCGAGCTGGAGGCACTCTTACAAGAAAAGAATGCGTCAGCGAAAAGCCTTGACGAGCAGAATGCGGAACGTATCGCAAAGCTGGAAGAGCAGATCGCTTCAGAAAAGCACGAGAAAAAGCTTCTTGAAGCCTCTGTGAAAACTGGTGTACCAGTTGAACTGCTTGCTGGAGCGAGTGGCGATGTGGAAGCGTACGCGACAGCATTAGCTGACTGGAAAAGCGCGCAGTCTGTTACTGGGCAGGTAGATACGCCAACTAATGTGAGTGTTCCTACGGTTAAGCAGCGTCCAGAAGGTTCGGGCGCGATCACTATTGACGAGCAGATAGCTGTTGCTCAAGAAGCTGGAGATAGTCAGCTCGTGAGCGTTCTTAAAGCTATGAAGCTTGGATGTAAATAAAACACAGAATTTTTAGAAGAAAGGATTGCCTGATGGCTACTGTGTCTGAACTAGCAACTATCTATAATTTGCCAAACTATGCGGGAGAGCTTTTTGCGGCGTCTCCTGAAGATACCCCGTTTTTGTCTGCTATTGGTGGGCTTACGGGTGGTGTTTCTGTCGGGTCGCCATTGTTTGAGTGGCAGGGCTATGATCTGCGTGACGCGGATGATACGCGCCAGCGCAAGGAGGGCGCTGATGTTGAGGCGTTCTCTGAGCGTGCACGATTTGCTGCATCGAACGTGGTAGAAATCCACCAAGAAGCAATCGCACTATCCTATACGCGTATGGGAGCTACTCGTATGCGTACCGTACCTGATGGCGCAAAAATGGTGCAGATTGGTTCTGCTAGTATCCCCGCGGATGAGCTAGCATTCCAAATTAGTGCTGAGTTGAAACAGATTGCGCGCGATGTGGAGAAAACATTCCTGACGGGGACGTTCCAAAACCCAACCGATAACACAACCCCACGCAAAACTAGGGGGTTGATTGCTGCGGCGACAACGAATGTTGCCACGACGGAACATAAGGCGAGCGATCTGACTGCCGATGATGTTCTCGGGCTTATCGAGAAGGTATGGAAAAACGGAGGATTCCGTGAATCTGAGACCGCCACAATTATCGTAAACTCTTCCCTCAAGCGTGCCCTGTCTCGAGTATTCATCACCGACGCGGGCTACAAGGAAGGCACCCGTAATGTGGGTGGCGTGAATCTTAAAACCATTGAAACAGATTTCGGCACGGTCAATGTGATGCTTAACCGCTACGTTCCAGCAACGAAGCTTGTGGTTGCATCTCTTGAGCAGATTAAGCCCGCATTCTTGGAGATTCCAAGCAAAGGACATTTCTTTGTGGAGCCGCTCGCTAAGACGGGCGCATCTGAGAAAGTGCAGATTTATGGCGAGATTGGTCTTATTTACGGCAATGAGAAAGCACATGGCGTTCTCACAGTCGCTGAATAATATTTAGCACGAGAAGTGGAGGAAATTATTGATAATGGTTGAGGTTTTATCTGAGATTCCTGAACTGCTTGTAACATCTCCATATGTGCAGTTTAAGGACGGTCGGGCGATGGTGGATGCGGGCACGGCTGAGCGTCTTAAGGTACTCGAATGGGCTGGTATTACTGTGCCTGAGGCGACTACACGTGTGACAGTGAAGAAAGCTGCCAGTAAATGAGCGATCCGCAATCATTAAGCTTGTTCGCTACTGTTTCTGATATTGAGGCTCGATGGAGACCGCTCACGGACAGTGAACGCGTCACAGCTGAGGCGCTCCTTATCGATGTGTCTGATCTGATTCGCTCCGAGTGCCCACGGTGGGCAGATGCTACTCAAACGGCTCTGACGAGAGTGGCGTGCCAAGCGGTCATACGTGCGATGCGTCCACCGCTTGGAATTGATGGTGCGCAGGGGGCTGCATCGGTATCGACGAATGCTGGACCGTATTCGCAGTCGGTGTCGTTTTCTGCTAACTCTGCTGACTTGTATGTGACGAAAGCTGAGGCGCGAAGCCTCGGCGGACGTCGAGTAGGGGCGTTCGAGTTTAATCTATTGGCGAGGAAGGGGGCGTGATGATTTATGGGGAAACAGTGACCGTCACAACTTTTACGCACTCTGGTTGGGACGAATTTAATGAGCCTGTAGGTGAAGCCTGTGAAATGCTGGTGAAGAACGTGCTGGTTGCTCCAGCGTCCACTACTGATCTTTCTGGTAATCTTCGCCCGCATGGCGATCGGGTAGCGTTAGAGCTGCATTTTCCGAAGAGTTTTACAGCTAGCTTGCGGGGTGCGCGTGTGACTGTGCGTGGTGCAACTTATGCGGTGGTGGGTGATCCGCAACCGTATACGCAAGCTAATACGCCTGGCGATTGGTGGCTTCCTGTACACGTGGAGCGTGTTGATGGGTAAACATCGGGTGGAACTAAATCATAGCGAGATACGGCAGTTGTTGAACTCTAGCCAGATGCAGAGTGTGCTGGTGGAGCATGCGCAACGTGTCGCGGCTACTGCTGGTGCGGGGTTTGAGGCGAGTGTGCAGCCCGGTAAAAATCGCGCCCACGCGCGCGTCGCCACATCAACACCACAGGCGACCGCACGGAATGCTCACGATAACACCCTATTGAAAGCGTTAGGTGCCTCATTATGATCAATGCAGAACAGGAAGTGATTGCTTTTCTCTCGGCTCTTGTCGATGGTGTGCGTGCTTATGGTGTGGCTCCGCCTGAGCGTCCACAAAAATTTGTGACAGTTGAACGCACGGGTGGCACGGCAGAAAGGTTTATGGATCATGCACAGATAGCGGTTCAAGTATGGGCGGCAACGCGAACTGAGACGTCTCAACTTGCTATAACACTGCGCGCCCACTGTTACGATCTGGCGCTTAAACCGTGGTGTGCGGGGGTCTATCTTGGTGGGCTATATAACTTTCCTGATCCTGCATCTGGTCATGCCCGCTACCAGTTCACGCTCAACATAGACGTAATGACACACTAGACAAACACACATGTGAAACATACTGCCACCCGTCGGGTGGTTTTTTATTACCCCATATATTGGGTAGAAAGGAGCCTATAATGGCGGCTACTGGAAAATTGAATGCAGAAAATGTATCTGTGGGTAAACCTATGGCAATTGGTGGCGTGTATGCTGCCCCGTTGGGGACGACGCCACCAACCGATGGAACGACCGCGCTTGATGCGGCATTTGTCAATCTTGGATATATTTCAGAGGGCGGGCTAACAAATAGCATCGAGTCAGATTCTGAAAGTATTAAGGCGTGGGGTGGCGATACGGTGCTGACCGTTCAAACGTCACGAACAGAAACGTTTAAACTCGCGTTTATCGAGTCGTTGAACACTGACGTGCTGAAACAAATCTATGGTGGCGCGAACGTCGATGCGGGAGTAGTGAAACACAATGCGCTAGCTCGTGGAAGATCTGTATATGTATTCGAGATACTGCTGACGGGCAATAAAATTAAGCGCATCGTCGTCCCCGCTGCCGAGATTACCGAAGTGGGCGATGTTACATATGCAGACGGCGACGCAATCTCGTACGACGTCACAATTTCTGCCTATCCAGATACGCATGGAAATACGGCATACGAATATATTGCAACCCTCGCGAATGCACATAAGGAGTGAACGTGGCACGCAACGCATCAGACATGAGCACAAGAACAGCAAACGATCTAGACATAGGAAAAGTAGCGCGAACAGTACGGGGTGTTAATCTTACGATCGACTTCACGACTTTGAATGATGTTGACGTACTGTATCAGATACGAGATATTCAACATGGCGACACATTCGCTGCGTTAGACGTCCTCGATCTACTGTTAGGTGAAGACCAACGCAAAAAACTTGTCGACACCATTCGCGACCCTCAAACGGGACGAGCAGACATTAACGATTTCAGCGAATTGCTTAAAGAAATCTTCGACCACTTCCCAAAATCTTAACTCTCCTATATCTTGTCGAACGTCACCGCGACGAACTGGAGACAGATTTTTGGCGAATATATGGGCGGTCATGGTCTGACTTCCCCGTATGGCGAGCAGCGATTCTAGCATGGAGTATTGCTTCTCGCCCTGAATGTGACACCTGCAGAGCACTCGACCCGCAGTGGTGGTGGCGCGACCCATTATTTTCACTCGTCGCATCAAGCGTCGGACTACGCCATGAGCCTGCACGTGAGGTTCATGAGAATGCTTCGGGCAGGGCGATGTCTATACGTGCGGTAGATGAGATGTTGTGTGCTCCGCGTGTAGCTCGTGATATAGGAGAAGATACAAATGGCTGAGTTGGCTGTAGCATATGTGCAGATTGTCCCCTCAATTAAGGGTATTAGTGGCGCTATTGAAAACGCTATTGGGGCTAAACCGTATAAGCTCCCTGAACCGCCAGTAGAGTCGTGGGGTACAAAAATTCGTGGCGTTCTTGGCGGAGCATTCAAAGCTGTAGGTGCTATTGGTGCAGCTGCATTTGCGGGCGTGACGGCGGCGATAGCCTCATATCTTCCAGAAGCTATCGCGGCTTCTGATGCGACCGACAAATTCAGGTCAACTCTACAGTTTGCAGGTCTTGGGTCGAAAGACATTGAGAAACTCTCGAAATCGGCACGAATATATGCGGATGAGACTGTGTATTCGCTGTCGGATATTCAAAATATTACGGCTCAGCTTGCCGCTAATAGTGTACCGAATTTCGATCGGCTTGCCGAAGCGGCAGGAAACTTGAATGCTATCGCGGGCGGGAACGCGGATACGTTCAAATCTGTGGGTATGGTGCTCACGCAAACAGCTGGGCAAGGAAAACTCACCACAGAGAATTGGAACCAGCTATCTAATGCGATCCCGGGTGCGTCTGGGAAAATTCAGGAAGCGCTCCTTAAAGCTGGCGCGTATACGGGAAATTTCCGTGACGCAATGAGCCAAGGGCAAATCACTGCCGAAGAGTTTAATAATGCTCTTTTAGAGCTTGGTTTTGATAAAGTCGCTGTGAACGCTGCGAAATCCACGGCAACGTTCGAAGGTGCGTGGGGGAACCTTGAAGCAAGCGTTGTGGGCGGTCTTAGTGACGCATTGAACGCGGTTAAACCCGCGCTAACAGATCTGATTGGCGCAGTTGTGCCTGTGGTCGAGAAGGTTTCAGGCGTAATTGTTGGATTTCTTGAGAGAATTGATTTCTCGAAAATCAATACGGGAGGCTTAACGGGGCTTTTGCCTGTTCTTGGTGGTATGGCGGGCGCGCTTGGTGGGCTTGCGAGCCAGCTCCCGTTCATTGGATCCTTATTTCAGGGCTTGTCAGGACCTGTAGGTATTGTTGTGGGTGTCTTCGCGGGCATGATTGCCAGCTCTGCCAGTTTGCGTGCAGCTCTCGGGCAAGTATTTCAAACGATCGGACAGCTTGTAGCACAGGTTGCGCCTCTTATCTCGCAACTGTTGCCCTCGATTAGTATCCTTCTTGCAGCTTTTGGAGACGCTCTCGCCCCAATCATCGTAGTAATTGGGCAACTCGTGCAAGCCCTTATCCCTATGCTTATGCCAGCTATCCAAACTATTATTGGCGCGCTCATGGACGTGACGCCCGTGATTGCGGCAGTGATTGCTTCTCTTGGAGAGCTTGCTGCATGGATTGCTGGGCAATTGATGCCTATTATTGAAGCTCTCCTGCCTGTTGTGCAAACAATTCTGGCGGGCATTACTGGCATAGTCTCTGGCGCGCTTGAGGTTATCAAGGGTGTTGTGACGACCGTGATGGCTGTGATTAAGGGCGACTGGGCTGGTGCATGGAACGGTATAAAGTCGATTGTGTCGGGTGCTTGGCAGATAATCAGCTCTGCCGTATCGTCGGGTATTAGCGCTGTCGTGCAGCTTGTGACGACACTTCCAGGCAAGATTCTGGGCGTGCTTGGCAATCTCGGCTCGCTACTGTACGACTCTGGGCGCTCACTGCTGCAGGGGCTATGGAATGGTATCTCTAGCGCTGTCGGATGGGTGAAAAACAAGATCAGTGGCGCACTATCATCTATCCGTAACTTGTTCCCGTTCTCGCCAGCGAAAGAAGGCCCGTTCTCCGGCAAAGGCTGGGTATTGTATTCAGGGCTATCAATCGGTGAAGCAATGGCAGACGGCATCTCACGGAGCACTCCGCGCGCTGTGCGGGCAGCACGTGGTTTGAGTGCGCTCACGCGTGAGGCTCTCGACTATATGGCACACCCGCAGGCTGCTATGAGAATGCCAGACGTATATTCCGCGGGTGTGCCTGCGTTTTCTTGCCAGCAGAGAAATGGTGTTACCCAGATTACGGTAAATGTTCATCCTGAGGATCTTGCAGGATTGCGTAGTGTGCAGGAGTTCGTGGAACGTGCGGGCGAGTGGGCGACTGTGAAAGGAGCTGTGTAATGGCTATTGAGTGGGGGTCATATTCTGGTGGCTATCGGTTGGGGCTGGAATTTGAGCGCACAGGTAGGCATGAGGATCGCGAGATATGGGTGTGCCGCGCGTATGTGCAGTGCTATACGCAGACGTATGATTACGAGAACACGTTTTCAGTCTCTGGCTATGACGGATCGGGCAAGCTGAATATTTCGGGTGGCTCTACCCGCTATAAAGTATTTGAAAAGTCTGACTATTGGCTGCGTCACTGGGGCTCGGAGCGTCGCATATCGGTAACGTTTTCTGTGACGGGTGTAGGGGCGGGCTATCCTCCAGCGGTGACAAGCTCATTTACGGTCGCTGCCCGCCCATATACAACGCCTGCTGACCCGACGAATGTGGTAGCGACGCGTATATCTGATAGTCAGATACGTCTCGGGTTCACTGCCGTGTCGTCATCGAAGGCTCCTGTGACGCATACGATTGTTCGCCGCCAAACAGACGACGGCGCATGGGCGGATATGCCTGATATCCGCGGCACAGGCGAGCGCACCTGGGTGGATACTGGCGTGTCTGCAGGGCATTATTATCGCTACCGTGTGGGCACGGTCGGCCCGAGCGGCCTGTCGAGTTCGTGGGTGTATTCGCCTGTTGTATACACAACTCCATCAGCGCCACGTGACGTGACAGCAGTTAAAGACGGGCATGATGTTGTGCTATCGTGGCGGCATTCGTCAGCTGGGGCATTATCGACACAGATTTTTGAAGGTAGCACACTGGTTGCCACAGCAGGTGTGGGGGCGCACTCGTATGTGGTCAAAGCACCTGACGCGTCGCGTTCGCACACGTATACGCTCGTAGCTGTTGCGCCTAATGGGCTTGTTTCGGCTGGTGTGGTGTCGAATACGGTGCAGTTGTTGCGTGCTCCTTTCGCTCCCAGTGTTCTCGCCCCGAGTGGCTATGTGCCTGTGTCGTCTCGTGTTGAGGTGCGTTGGCAGCACAATAGTGGGGACGGCAGCGAGCAGACGAAAGCGCAGATTCAGTATGCGGATAATCCCGTGAGTCCGCAATGGAACGACCTTGGTTCTGTGGTTGGCAGTAGCGAGTCGTATGTGTGGGATGTGGGTGCGTCTGTGCAGCAGTATGTGTGGCGTGTGCGCACGTGGGGGCAAGACGCGAGCAAGCCGTCACCGTGGAGTAGCCCGAGTGCGTTCCGTGCGGTTGAGCGTCCGCGCGTGACGGTCAGTGCGCCGTCTCGCGGCTCGACAGTGCAGACGAATGAAACAGACGTGGTTTTTACGGTTACCTCTACGGTTGATCACCCCACGTGGACGGTGCAGATACTCGCAGATGGTGCTCATAGCCAGACATTAACGGGCGTTGTTGACGCGACGCCTACGAGTGTGCACATCTCGGGGCTACGTAATGGCAGCACCTACACGGTGCGTGTGCTAGCTGCGGACTATGTGCAATCAGTCAGTCACGACACCTCGTTTACTGTCATCTATGCGCAACCAGATCCACCCACTCTAACCGCCGAATGGGATGCCGACAATGGGGCAACACATTTGACGATCGCCCACCCTGCTACAGGGATTGAGGTGCAGCATGTCAATATTGAACGTAATACTGCGGGGATCTGGGAAACGATAGCGCAACATCTCCCACCAAACAGCACATATATCGACCCGATACCGCCATTAGATATGCAGAGCCGCTACCGTGCCGTCGCTGTATCAACGATAGCAACTCAATCGGTTTCTCCAACAGTTGAGATACATCCTGTAGCTCAGGGCGTCTATATCAATTGGGGCAAAAACTTTAACACATGCATCCGCCTTTTATGGAATATCGAATCGGAGACAAGCAGCAGGCTTGTTCATCGCGTGGAACATGTCTTTGCTGGGCAATCGGCTCCTACGATCATTCAAGGCACTGCGGTAGCGATAGAAACAAAAATTTCTGCCACGCTAGGTACGCCACAGATCAATCCGCGCGTCATAGAGCAAGTTAAAGCTCTACAAGAAGTCTCTGTGAGCGCATCTAGTGTAGCTCTTCGCCGTCCTGATTGGGGCACATTGGTCGGATGGATAGAAGCTAGCACGCCACGAAACACCAGCAACCAATACAGCGTCTCATTAACACACCATGTGGCACAACAATAACACGAGAGGGCATGATGGCGAGAGTTGAAGAATACAGAATCGAACTTCTTAACCGTTACGGGCAGGTTATCAAAACTCTTACCCACACGGAGACAAATGGGAGACTGACAGGCAACGTCAACAGCGAGATCAGATGGAGTGGAGAGATCACTTATCACGGGGCAGACATAAGCGAAACGCAATGGCTACACATGCGTGCACGCCCTGTCGCCACAATCAACGGAACCGACTATCCTCTCGGGGTGTATGTGATACGTCCCAGCAATCCTATAGATGATACAGCGAGTACACGCATCAAACTAAACTTGTATGATAAAACGTTTATCCCAGCAAATGATGCTGTCACAGACACATACACGGTGCCTGCAGGAAGTCGTGTCACGGAAGTTATCCATCAACTTCTCACATCTACAGGCGAAGCTAATGTAGCTGTCACACATTCCGCGCTCACTCTTGCATCTGCCCTCGTATGGGAAGCAGGTACAACAAAGCTACGGATCATTAATGATCTTCTTGACGCTATCGGCTACTTCTCTTTATGGTGTGACTTTTCAGGCGAATACCGACTTGACCCCTACATACCACCATCCCAGCGTCCCATATGCTACACGTTCACCCCATCTGCTCATGCACGACATACGGCGCGCACTGAACGTTCCCTCGAGTCGAAAGTGCCCAATAGGATTCTATGTATCAGCCAAGAGACGGGCAACACGCCAGCAATGCGCTCCATAGCGGTCAACACAGATCCGACGTCGCCGTATTCGTTTACCAGTCAAGGCGTATGGATAACACAGACATATACGGGAATAGAAGCAGCTACCCAACAAATACTTGATATTAAAGCAGCGAGGTATCTTGCTCGAGCAGTCTCATCAGCAACCGTCACACGATCAATGGCAGTGAGCGCATTTGCTCTTAACTCGCGCGTGAGCAACGTGCAGGGCGGAAACGAAATTATTGAAAATATCGATATTTCTCTCACCCCTGGACAGCTTATGACCGTTACAACTCGAGAGGTGAAATAGATGCCGAACGCAACCCCGATCAGTAATAACCCTTTCGCTGCCCTTGTGTCGGCATCAGTACAAGAAACAGGCGACACGTGGAGATGGGGGCGCGTTGTTGGCACTCATCCACTACAAGTACAACTTGACGGCGATACAACCCCACTTAATGCCCATATCGATTCGCTTGCGAACCTCACCCTTGGCGACCGTGTACATGTACATATCTATAATCGACGTGCCGTTATTGTTGGAGTCTCTGGCGGGGAGAAACCCCACCCCTATACACGTATCGCCCTCACCCCAACCCACGGGGCAGCACCCACCGCCTACCTGATAACTGACGGGGTGCGCTGCACGTTCACCATGGGGCACTGGAATTCGAGCACTAAACAACCTATTAAAGCCTATCAAACTATTAACGCGTGGCAGCTGCCGAAAAAATACGCGCCCGCGAACGACGTCGCCACGCACATCAGCTACGGCCTTGGCATCGTCAACGTAACCGCCAGCGGAGTCATCGAACTCTATGCCGCAAAAGACATCGCCAAAAATAACACTCTTGCCATCAACCTCACATGGATAGCAGGACTCTAAGAAAGGAACATCCACATGGCATCCAGCGAATACATTTATAAACTCGCAACAGACCCCGACTATCTTACACGGCTTACTGTCACGGCAGCTCTTGCAGGTGAGCCGTATCCTGAGGTGTGGGCGCGTGAGCACGCGTTAGAGTGTGTGATCGCGAACCAGCGTCCGCTTGCTAAATATCAGACGGCGTTGCAAGACCCGTATAAGAATAATCCTGCGTTGAATCCTCAGATTGTGTCTGATTCGCATTTGATGGATATGGTTTCGACGGTGCAGGCGAAGTTGCAGAAAAAAGACAATAACATGCTCGGGGCTAACGCATAAATACGGCGCTCTGGACATGCTCCTACATGCACCCTCTAAGGGTGCATTTTTTATGCCGTGATTGGCGCTAATTGGAAAGGGATATAAGAACAGTGAAGAATTGGGATACTCTTGAGGCGGATATTGATCTGATTCTTGATAAGCATTACACGAGTGGGCGCGGTGGGCGCGAGATCAATAAAATCATCGTGCACCACAACGCGGGACGGCTGAGCATTCAAGAGTGCTGGAATGTGTGGCAGACACGCGAAGCGTCCGCACACTATCAAGTAGAAGAAGATGGCACAATCGGGCAACTCGTGAGAGATCGCAATACTGCGTGGCACGCAGGCAACTGGGACGCTAATACCACCTCTATCGGTATCGAACACGCCAATAACCATATAGGCGAGCCGTGGACAATATCCGAAGCGACACTCGACAACGGCGCGCATTTAGTGGCTGCACTGTGCGTGTTCTATAAGCTCGGAGAACCACACTGGGGCGTGAACGTGTTTCCGCACAGGCAGTTCAGCGCGACCGCGTGCCCAGGCGAGATCGCAGGAAGCCAGAACGCTGCATATATGCAGCGCGCCCGTTACTGGTACAACACTATGACAGGAAACACAAGTGCGACTGTGCCTGTTACGCCATCTGAACTCGACGCAACAAACAGCACAAGCATTGAGGAACTCGCGCGCGAGGTGATTCGCGGCACGTGGGGTAACGGCAACGAACGCTATCAGCGTCTCACCGCTGCCGGGTTCGACTATGATGCTGTGCAGGCGCGAGTGAATGAGCTTGTCGGTATCGCGTCTAAGCCTGCCAATAAAAACATAGATCGGCTCGCGCGTGAGGTGATTCGTGGGGATTGGGGTAACGGGCAGGAACGCTACAACCGCCTGACTGCAGCAGGTTACGACTATCACACTGTGCAGGCACGAGTGAACCAGCTCCTCGCCTAACACATAGCAAAGTCTCAGCCCACCACGCGAGAAACATTAGCATGGCGGGCTGATGGTTGCGGAAAGAAAAAATCTTTCATTCGGAGTCTATACTCTGAGCGAGAACGGCAGCAAGAGGGAGAACCCATGTGTGCCCAACTTTCGCGCCGGGAAGAGTTTTATTCTTTAGCCGATGGTTGACTGCTTGCGGGGTAATGTGTAGAAGATCCGCTGCTTGAGCCACGGAAACGAGAGGCTCAAGCTCTCCGTGCATGGTCTGCTCGTCGATGAGGTGTGATGGTGCTACTGAAAGTGCATAGGGTTCTCCAAAACTTGCAGTAGTGTTTTTTGCTGTTGCGATAGCTTGATCGAGGTTGTCTGCAGGGTAGCTGAAGATGGCGCGGTATCCGTCTTTACTTGCTCCTAGTGTTCCGTCGTAGGGTTCGAGTTTTTCTAGTATGTCGTCGATGGTGAGGCTTGTTTTTACATCGATGGTTGCGGTGTAATCCATAGCGTTTCCTTTCGTGCGTATGCTGGTTGCGGAGGTCTAGCCCGCATATAAGGGCTAGACCTGGGCGCTACCTAAAGCCAGCTTGCCGTAAATAGCGCAGAACGTGCTTTAGGCTTCGCCTATCTGATGGGGTTGAGGGGAGCGTGGCGACAAATTGCTCATCTTTGTAAACCTTAATGTGATTTTTCTTAGATGGGACGCAGATGAAGCCTTGTGATTCGAGTTTTCTCATCAGCTCCTTTACCTCTTTATTTGGCATTGCATCTCCTTTCCGCAACCACTATAAGCATAACACGCTATTTTCTAAATAGCAAATTATCTAACTCTTTTACTTTATAGATAGCAAATAATTCTAAAAGATTGATGAATGCTCGCCTTGCGGACATATGGTGACGTGTGCCGTGTCGGGGTATGGCTCGATGTCAGGGAAAAGAGTGAGAGCGTCACGCACATTGCGCTCAATCTGATCCAAGCGTTGCGCTTGAGTATAGAGACCTTCCACCTCGTCCACGGTGACTGTCCACCAGCCGTCCTTGCGTGTAGCGCGCGCTGTATAAGTGCTCATCTGATTCCTCATCACCAACATGAAATGAAAGGATAACAACTAATGAATATCACAGAACTACTTCTCACGGTACCCGCGATTGCAGCCACCGTGCAATGGCTCAAAACGCTCGGCATCACAGGACGAGCAAGCCAGCTCGCCGCCGTCCTCGTCGGCATCGCTTTCTCTATCCTCACACTCCTTGCACTCTACAGCGGCTCACCCTCACAACTCGCAAGCCTCAACATCTGGGTGAGAACCATATCTGAAGGCTTCCTCTACGGGCTATGTGCCGCAGGCTTTTACGACCTCGCCAACGGCAACCTGAAAGGCATACCCGATGAAACACGCACGCATGACGCTCCTAGCAACACTACTTCTCATAACAATCCTCGCCACGCTCACCACGCCAGCAGCCCTCTAACACACAACGACACGCACACACGCTAAAAGAGAAAAAGGGGCTGCTACATGAAATTTTTCGACATTCTACAATCACTCGGAGGCTTCGCAGGAATAGCCGCCGTCCTCGCCGTCGTCCCACAACTCGCCTCAATTAAAAAAGAAGTGACAAATAACCACGGGTCAAGCATGAAAGATAGCGTTGATAGGCTCGAAGATTTTGCAGACAGGCAGGAAACTACCCAGAAAATAATGCTGGCAGAGCAAAAACATCAGCGGGAAATGTTGAAAAGCCTCGCACATCAGCTAGGCGAACACATCGACACTGCACAATCCCAAGTAGCTATGCTCAATTCCAGCCTTGACGATGTGCGCCGTCGCGCACAATAAACCACATACTGTCTGTCCGTTACGCGTAGAAAAGGCATCTCGCTGCCCGACTGGTGGCTGCACACAACCCCTCTCGTCGCCGTTTTTGGCGATGGGAGGGGGCTATTTTTAGTTACCTATAAGTCCAAAGCCCTATAATGTCATTTTTGCTATGATGAGTCACAAGGAAAGGAGACTAGCAATGACAACACTTGATGCGTATACGCGCGGAGCCGCAAAAGCAATGAGAATCATTACAAGCTCCGAACCAAACTGCTTAAGTAAAGCAAAGAAAACAACGCTCCAGCGCGATTTAATAGGAGAAGCATGGAAGAGCACAGGGAATGCGCTAGCGGCTTCGATTCAAGCAGTGGGAAGCCAGATCAAGAAATAGACATCCCGACGCCGCTGGAAGCCATTCAAAATGACGAGTGTTAATGTAACCGCCACACGATGGGCGCGAGGCTGGGAACTTGAGATCGGAGAGTACGGGCATAGTCAGGTGCGTAAACTCGCGAATGCTCGCCAGCAAGCTATTGACTTTCTGGATACTATCCAACCAGAAATAGACCACTCCATATGGAATGTTACTATTATCCCTGCTCTTGATGGACTGAGCGAGCAGATCGCCGCCGCAAAAGCTGCTACTGCTGCCGCCGCAAAAGCGCAGGAAGATGCCGCAGCGCAATCGCGTAATGTGGTGAAGAAACTCTTGGCTGCTGGCGTGAGTGGTACCGATACGGCGGTGATTATGGGTGTTACGAAGAGTCGTATTTCCCAGCTTGCTAAAGGGTAATATTGCTCCATCTCTCCCCATCATAAAACGGCACATGGTGGTTGATGAATGTGAATGTGATGGTGTGGCACCCTGTGGGGGCTTTTTCTTGGTTGCGGGTAAATAGGCAGCTGTGGATAATGTCGCTGTTGTCATCGTCCCATAAGCCAGCGTCTGTACAGCCGTCAATAAGGGCTTTAACAGTTGGGTAAGCGTTAGGTGGATCGGCTCGTCTGCGGCTGCTATAGCCGACCTGTATCACGAGTAGGGGGAGTACATCATAGTGGGTGAGTTCACCGCTTTGAAGAGCCTGTAGGGCGCTTATGTAGGCTTTGTGTCGAAGTGTGTGCGTGCGTCGTGCTTTGTCCATGTGATGGTAGCGCCCGTTACTGGTGAGCCACTCCTCTTTGGGGATAATGAAACTAAGATGAGGGTTCATTGAAAACGTCTCCATGTGGTCTTTCTGGCTGGCTCAGGATAGCCCGCTAACTGCCTGACTGTTGCGCTGCTCTCGGTATTCCTCACAGGCACGCGCGACATCGCGAGAACGACGCGCCTGAAATTTCCACGGGTGAGGCTCTTCCCCAATAATCTGATCGATATGAACAGCCGCACGAGATTCGATCTGCCGGATGCGCTCGCGGGTAACACCAAAAGCATTGCTGAGTTCATCAAGAGTTTTTGGCTTGTGTCCCAACACTCCAGACCGATACATGAGCACAGCCGCTTCAAGGTAGGGGAGTTCTCGTAGGGCGTGGTAAACATGTGGCATGTCGAGTAGGCGAATGTGTTGCGGGGTGTTTTCGGAGCTAAGATGAAGCTCTAGCTCATCAAGCTGGCGACGCATGCTAGCGATCTGAGTATTAGGTTTTTGGTCTTTATTAACAGCAGTTTCTATCCGGGTTAATGTACTGCGTATTTTCTTTATGTGTGTTGTGTTCATTGTTTTATTCCTTATCATTTGTTTAACTTGACTTTACTTTAATGTTTAGCGGTGTTATACTTTTTATGTGAAGCGGCGAGACCTGATTAAGAAGCTCAAGCACATAGCTAAAGAGCAAGGCAAGAGCTACACCATCACAGAGGGCGGCAACCACACCAAGGTGTACATTGGCAAGCTCATGGTGGCAGTCCCTCGCCACAGCGACGTCAATGAACGAACAGCTCAAGGAATCTTGAAGGAGGCACAAGAATGACCACTCCAATCACAGCAACAGTGGAACTCGAAGGAAAATGGTGGGCAGTCGCGCTGCCAATCGACGGGAAAATGCGTCACACGCAAGGTAAGAGCCTGAAGGACGCTCAAGTGATGGCTGAGGATCTCTTGGCGCTGTGGGCGCAAGAGCTGCATCAGCCAGCCCTTGCTCACGCTCCGATCCAACTCAAGATTGTTGGTGAAGCCGGACAAGCTGCTGCGGCGGTCGAACTGGCGAAAGCCGAGGCAGATAAGGCTGCTGCGAATGTTCGGAAAACGCAGGAAAAGGCAGTGCGTGATCTTCGGGCGCGTGGCGTGAAACTCACGGATATTGCTCAGATCCTTGGCGTAACGAAAGGGCGTATCTCTCAACTCGTTCATACGTAGGGGGATGGCTTATTTCTTTTTCTTGGTTTTTCTAGTTGTCCATAGGCGCGTGACGTCATACTCGAATGTCTGGCAGCATCTCGGGCATGTTCCTGTGCCGTCATCACAGCGAGGCTCACGCAGGGTGTCGTACCAGTCATCAACACTGGTGCCGCAGTAGGGGCACGTGAGGTCTCGCTGCTCATCAGTGTCAAAGTCGTGCTCGTAGCAGACAGGACATTCTTCGCCTGTCGGGGTGTGCGCGAAGCGTATGATGGCTTTGCCGAGGAATTCGGGGAGGAATTCGTGAACGATGCCAGTGTCACGGCAAACAAAACAGTCGGGACATTCAAAACTCATGATTTACTTCTCCTCGCTATCGTTGTTGTTGTCGGGGAGATCGTTGAGCGTTTTGAACGGGTGTGTCTTGTTGTAGGGGTGTTGCTTCCACTGGTTATCTTCTGGCGTATTGTCGATAACGCCCTGTGAGGTGGCTAGTATTTTTCGTGCTATGTTGTCGAGTTCTGGGAGTGCGCGAGTGAGGAGGTCGAGAGCTTGCTCGTCTGGGCGCGCATACCCGATAATTTCTGCGTCACAATCGTCATAGTGCTCATAGTTATCGTTGAAACAGGAGAGCAGGTCGGTGCTCGCCAAGATAAGAGCTGTCAGGCTGGCGAGCATAGCGGAGATGAGCTGGTTTGTTTCGCCGTAGTGCTGGGTATTGAGTACGGAGCGCATGTAGGAGAGGATGGCGATTGCTGCCCGTTCGTTAGCGTGAAAGAAGTCGCATAGTTTATATGTGGCGATCCTGTCATATGCGTCAAGCTCGCCTATATCGATTCTGTAGGCGTTGCTACCGATGATGGCGGCAGCATCTTTCATGGTAGTCAACGTGTCAATAATAGATTCTGCGTCGAATGGTGTATGTGGGGTTCCCATTGTTACGTAACCTTTCGTGTATTTTTATTCATTGTTTTATGCATTGGTGGGTGTTAGAAGGGGATAGTGTCGGGCGCGGTTGGGTATGCCTGTGCGGCTGGCTGCGTGCTCGACTGTGTGGTGGTGTTTTTTGTGATGGTTGCGGTGGCGAAGTCAAGGCTGGGTGCGATGGTGTCGAGGGTGATGTTGTTAGAGATTCCTTGGGTTCCGTCGTTGCGCGTGTAGGCAGTGATGGTGAGCCGTCCTGTGGCGTGTACTCGGGTGCCTTTGGTGAGTGTTTCAGTAATGTTTTCGGCGAGTTGGTCCCATGCTGTGGCGCGGAAAAACATGGGTTCGCCGTCGTCCCATTGGGTGCCGTTTTTAGTGCGTGGTGTGACGGCGATGGTGACGTTTGCGACGGGGGTTCCTGTCTGCGTCCAGCGTAGTTCTGGGTTGGCGGTGATGTTGCCTGTGAGCGTGATGTGTGGTTCGTTTGCCATAAGTGAATCCTTTCGGTTTCCTGTACGCCGTTTTAAGGCGTCTTTTTTGTTGTTTCTATGTTTGGGATACTGGTTAGGGGGTTGTGATGGCTCTCAGAGCCGTCTGGAGGGCTTTAAGGGGTGGTTTTTCTTCTATCGTGTCGGCTGTGGGTTCGGGTGTGAGTCCGACGGTGGTTCTGGCGTAGCGGGTCGCGTGCTCATAGTTGCCGCTGATTTTCGCGTCATGCCGCCACAAGCGAAGATAGTCACGCTCTTGGTCGACGGTTGCCCTTGCCAGCTCGTGAGGTATCTCCGGGGCTTGACGTGCTCCGAGGGCTTTGCGGATATTGGCACGGTAGTAGCTGTTCACAGCGTTGAACATGTCGAACGGTTTCAAAAAACGCTCTGAGCGTTCCTCGGTAGCGAGGTGGAGCAGCCCAGCGATCAGGTCTTGAAATGTGAGGCTTGTGCCGTGTTTGTGTGCCCACAGTTGGGCGGCGGCACACCAGTCACGCTCCATGCCGGCTTTGTAAAACGTCAAGCCGAGGCTGTCGGCTTTCTGCAAAGCGAGAGCCATTCCTGCAACGGTGACGGGCTGTGTGGGGTTGATGCCAAGCTTGGCGGCTTGGTCGAGGTAGGGTGCGAGGATGCTCATCAGAACGGCACCTCGCAGCCTGTGGTGAGTGCCCGTGATGGTGGGCTGGTGGGGGCGGCGTGTTGCTCGGCGAGGGCAGCCTGCAGGGATACTGCGGCGGCTTGTTGGCTGCGGGTGAGCAGGCTGCCTAGCTGCTGGCTGTGTTGGGGTGTGAACTGGTCGTCCCAGCCAGCGTTGTTGAGCCATGTTGCGGCGTGTTTTCGGTACTGGGGCGGGGTGTGTGCGGCGTCGGCTCGCTGGTGGTAGCTGGCGGCTTGCTGGGTGAGCCATTGGGCGCTGTAGCCTGCTTTTCTGGCGGTTTTGTAGGCTTTTCGGGCTTGGGTTTTGTTGCCGTGGTGGCGGTAGGCGTCCCAGAATGCCTCGAAGCCAGGGTGGCAGTCTGGGGTGCTGCTGGTCGGGGCGCTGGGTGTTGCTGGGGTCGGCGTGGCTGGGCTGGTCTGGTCGGCGGTGGCATCCAGCGTAGCATGAGCTGGGGTTGGCGTGGTGGAATCGCTTTGAGCCCCCTGTGAGGGGGTAAGGGGGTGTGATACTCCGTCAGGAGTATCTATATCGTGATCGTGTTCAGAGGTAACGGCGTTACAAGTAGCGTTACTGGTGGTCTGTGTAACGTCGTTACATTTCGTGTTTTCTTTGCTGTTTCGGTGGCGTTTTACCCGTTCACGAGTAGCAGCTTTTTGGCTTTCCCACGCGGTTTTCGTAATGTTATACTCGTCCCAGTCGTGAAAGGTGTAACCACCGTCTACTTCGTCCCATAATCCAGCTAAAACGAGTTCATTTGCATATCGTTTTATGTTCGATTTTTGACCAATTTTTGGTAAAATTTTGGTCGGAATTTGTCCAAAAGTCTCGTATGACACTGACCATGAGGCGGCTGTAATCCAGAGTGCTTTTGCGTTCGGAGTGAGGCTGACCCATTTCGGGTGTGCCCATAGAGCGTCGCTAACTTTGAACCATGCCATTAGAATAAACCTCCTTGATCCTTGTGTGTCGTCAATGCATAGACGGCTGCTTTGCGTCCCCGACGTGTGGGGCGTGTTTCGCCTGTCTTATTGATAAGTCCCATGTGTTCGAGGTCGCTGAACGTCGTTCTGGTGCGTTGTGGGGTCATGTTTTCGTAGCGTTCGAGCCATTCTTCAGCGTCTTGCTGGATAGCTGTTCCGCGTGCAAGCAGGAAACCAAGCACGGCAGCTTTGTTCCTGTTGATGTCCACGTCGGTGATGTCGTGTGCGGCGAGCCAGCTGGTAATCGGGTCACTTTTCCTTGCATAAGCGTACATAATTATTCACCTTGTGATGGGTAGATGGCGTGCTCGATACCTGCCGTGAGTTCATCGAGTAGCGTGTCGGTGATTGTGGACGCCGTGTATCGTTCGAGGGTGCGATAGATGATGTCGAGTTCGTCTCTGAGGCGTTCTACTTCTTCTTGCGCATCTTGGAGAAGTTCTGCTTTCTCGTACAGGTCGCACAGCAGGTTTTCTTGCTCGGCGAGCTGTTTTTCAAGGTCGGCTATCTCACTGTTCAGCTCGTCTATCCGCTCGCTCTCGTATGGGTCTTCGTCATATATCGGGTCGAAATAGTCGGCATAGGTTCCGCTTCTCATTTGTTGTCTCCTTGCTGATGTGGGGTGAGTGCTGCGACGCGTTCTTGAAGTGCTGTACGAAGGGCGGGGTCGCTGGTTTTACCCCATAGGTCGCGTAGCTCGTCAATGCTTGCCGCGTTTTTAATATCTGTCATCGTGACGCTCACCGTGCTGCTTGTGGGCGCGTCATCTGGTAGGGGTTGGAGTGTGTATGTGCGGCGTTTACCGCGAGAAACCGTCAGTGGGATACTGATTGGGCGGTCGATATGGCTGGCGTGAGAAATCTGGATACCGCCGACTTTGTCTCGCCCGAACGTGATGTCAGGGTTACGAAACAGAGTAAGCCGCCGCCCTATATAGGGAGCGCTGTTTGTTCCCCACGCGGCAACAAGCACGCGGCGCATAGATTTTGATGGGCGATAGGTGCGGTTAGGGAATTCTTTCACGTGGATAAACACGGGCTGTTCTGCCGTGCCTGCCTCAACTCCCGTGATCGTGACAGTCGCCGCGCCAGAGAGCAGGTCGTCACCGTTGATTTGGTCGCTGTTCGGCTGGATTGTTTGGCTCATATCCATGTCTAGTTCACCTCTATATCTGTATCCGTGGGCTCGTCGTAGTAGTAGGGGCGTTCGGTCGTGATGGGGTAGAGCGTGTCAAGCTCACGTAAGCGCTGCAGCGTGTCCACTGCTTCAAGGTTGACGTCGGTCAGGACGCCTTCTATCGCGTCTTGCCACGCAATGTCGGGATAGACGCGCTTGACGAACAAGGGCATACCGCCCGAGAACTGAACATAATCAATCCAGTCGCGCCCACTAACCCATAGCCCCATCTGCAGCTGCGCCATATGCTGCGTGGGGACTTTACCAGTGAGGAGCGTTGCCATGTGTAGGTGTGGTTTTTTCGATTTAATCTCAATCAGCCCATCGTCACCGACAAGCCCGTCGGGAGAATATCCGCCGAACGCTCTGCCTTCTCGCCGTGTCATAAACCCTATTTCTGTCACTGGCGCGTAATGCTTCGCGTAGAGGTCGCGTGCGAGTGGCTCGTCCATGCTTCCACGCCACATATCGAACGTTTGCGGGGTCTGCTCACTATGCCCCGTGTATTGTTCGGCGATAAGGCGGGCGCGTAGTATGCGAGCCGTCTCGTTGCTGGCTGGCTTGCCTGTCGGGGTGAGGAGCTTACCAACAATCGAGGCGGTGACGATACCGCAGCGAGCCTGCAACCATTCGGGTGTGCCCTGCTCAAGATTCTTGTAAACAGTAATATCCATAGATAGCTTCCTAGCTGTGTGGGTGAGTGTGGTGTGTGCGTCGTTGTGGCACGTAATCGGTATGTGTCCACTCGAGGGGCTGACGGGCGGTATCTCGCCGCGCTTTTTGTGGTCGATATAAAACGGAGCTGTGCCACCAGTGGCTGCATAATACTTTTTTCGCCGCACTCCCCGTTTGTGAGGGCTTTCCCCACCAGCAAAGAAATACACGGGTGATACCTTAAATTTTTCACGGATATCGGTGTAGATGCGGCATTCTTCAAGGACGGGGCATTCGAGGCATATGCCTGTTAATTGTTTGACGAGTTCGTGCGATCCTCCTTTAGGGAGATCGAATAGTTCGGTCGGGTATTGTGTGCATGGTGGTTCGGCTCGCGCAATACGGCGATACATCTCGGAGCATATGCGTTCAGGGTCGGCGGCTATCCGTGGCGGAATGTTGACGGTCATTGGCGTGTGTCCTTGTTTATGCTGGTGTCGAGGTCAGGAGTGGTGGCTAGTTCGTTCATGTATTCGTAGGCTTTGTCGATAGCGTCACGGGCTTGTTTGAGGTAGTCGCGTATCATTGCCTCGTATACGGGTGTGGTATTCATTGCGTGTGCTCTTTTCCTTGTGTAGGGCGGATAGTGAGAATAATGCCGATCATGAGAAGAACCGTGATGGGAAATTCTATGATGAGGAGCATTTGGATATAGGGGAGGTAGTCGTCAGGGACGAATCCTCCAATACCGATAGTGAGGATTGTTGCCACGATATAGGTGCAGCCAACGATAGTGATAGCAGTATCAATAGGGCTGTTCATCGCGCACCTCCCGTTTTATTGAGGGCAGTGCCTTTTTCCTAGTCCTAGCCGTTAAACCCTTTCCAGTAGGATCAGTAGTGGCATCTGCATCACCTACTGGAAAGGAATACTGGTTGGATTCATCAATTTTTGCCGAGTGGATAGCTGCTGCGGCGACAAGCATGACGGCGGTATTGATAGTGATAACAAGACGAGCGGATACTAAACCCGTAGTATTTACACCTGCAGCACGTAAATCCGTGTGGCAGGCAAAACTATGGGCAGGTGACGATGCGCCAAACGCGAGCATTAACTTTTCAAACGCTTCTACTTCACAAGCTTTACAAGTGCAGGCAATCGGGGTTGGCTGCCAAGCTCGGGTCACACAACATGGAGACACGTGTGTGTATCCTGCTTCGCTTGTTCCGTGCGTAGGTAGTGGTGAAACTATCGGGGTGTATGTTCGGTGTGAAGCCGACGCATGGTGTACGGCACAGGTAGTGATCGTGTGGCGTGAATCTTCTACATGGCGTAAAAAGTTACGGGAACAGATAGGCGTGTTTAATCTGGCTAATATGGTGGAGCAGCCCGAATATGCGGAAAGAGATGGTGTTGGTAGGATCATGCCGTCACCACCAGTGAGGATAGAGCCAGATTTGCGGGCTGGCTTGTTAGAGAAGAAATCGCATCGTAACCGAGTGCGGCTAGTATGCCAGCGATTGCGCATGCTCCAGCGATTGCCATAATGAGAATGAACAGGTCGAGTGTCATTTTGTATGGTCGTGTTGATAGTTTAGGAGTGTAGATGTCGGCGAGTTTCTGAATATGCTGGCGCACTGTATCGCTATTGATTGAGGTGGTACCGTCAAGCAGGCGTGTTAGCGCTTGTGCGTCTTCGTATCCGAGATAGTGAATAGTGTTCATCGCACGCCTCCTGTTTTTGGGGTGCGCGGAAGTATGGGTGTTGAAAACATGGCAGTGGTGCCTTTCTTGTTGCGTCGCTTTTTCAGGGCGGTGTATGTGTGTGGGATATTGTCGATGCTCTGACCAGAGGGTGAAGAAAATACCGGGTGGCTGAAAAAACCGCAACAAGTCGGCCAGCAGATATTCCCCATATGGGTGTTGTATTCTCTGCTACCCCCGGATAAAGCCGTAGATATAACACAGCCGCCTTTGTCGGGGGCGGTCAACCGCTTGTTGTGGGTGTTTTCAGCACCTACCGACAGTTTAGGCGTGGTGGTGGTGTGTGTGCAAGTTGTGTGGGTACATGTCATTTTTTTGTTCCTATGCGTCTTCGAGGTTTTCTAGCCATAGTTCGAGGTTTTTGTTGGTGACGAGGTATTGTTTTCCTGCTCCTCGTTTTGCTCGTAGTGGTGGTAGTTCTCGTCCGTCTTTGTCGGGGCGGCGGTCAACCGCTTGTTGTGGGTGTTTTCAGCACCTACCGACAGTTTAGGCGTGGTGGTGGTGTGTG